GCCTTCTGGAGCAGTGACCTTGTAGCCATCTGCTGTTTTTTGGAATGTCCTGATGCTTTCCACTTGGCGTAGTTTAGCCAATAACATGTTCTTTAGCTCGATAACACGTTTGTAGGTAGCCAGCACACCCAATAGATTATTGGTATTGTCTGCTATCCACTGTTCTTGTGCTTGTATCTTGGTCATACGATTCTGTGCTTTTCTGCTGGTAGGATCTTCTACATCTTTCATCATTTCTTGATTGTAGTGTGCTAGGAAATCTTTGATAAATGCTGTAGGATCTGATATCTGTGAACCACCTCTGACCATTTTATTAACAAAAGGTTTGATCATCTTGTGGAATTCACGATCATGCATGATGATGTCAAAACGTTGCTGACCAATCTTGTCCATGGTAGCTTTGGTAGCGGCTAGATATTTCTGTATCTTGTTGTCTTCTTGTGGAGTCAAGCTGGCGATGCCTGTAACGTCTTTATAAGTAGCGTCATCGAACCATACATCAGCACTAGGAGTTAGGCCGTTGATGTTGACTCCAAATTCTGCCGACATGGTATCTACTGAGTCACCCGAATAGCTGGTATGGAATATGATACCAATCTTAGCACGTGCGATACGTTGTCCTATTTCACTGGCCACAGGCACAGCATAGGTAATAGTATTAGGAGTGAATACCAAACAGTTTTCACCATGCACATCTTCTGTGGTCAAACTGTCATGTGTAAACATCAAGTCACCTTGTATGACTCCACCAATACCTAATTTACTGAGATATTTTAATGCTGTGGCTAGTTTATTTGCCAGTTCAGGTTTGTCGCTGTAGAACTTTTGAATATCTCTATTTGATTTACAAAGTTTAGCTTCACCCTTGGCGAATACACTTTTAGTGCCTACGAAAAATTTACCATCAGCAGGATCAATACCGCAGATGACTGCTGGGCTTCCGTCCCATTTGACTGTCAGCTTGCCTGGATTACCTGTGCCTTCTGCCAGCATATGGCGTAGGCTTTCTAAGTAGTTTAATGCTTCTAGCGCACCCGCCCAACCACTGTTAAAGATCAAGTCTTCAACGTGTTCACTCAAGATGCGTATTCTTACCTGCAGCTTCTGCTAGATAAGAGGCATCTTGTGTGTCTCCTTTTGTGAACAACCACTGTGGTGTTTGTCCTTTAATTTCAAATAATTTCATTATTTTTTCTACCTATTTTTCCAGACAAATTTGTTCTTCCACGAACAAATCCATGTGGCTGTGTATCTTCTGTTATATATTTATTTTCTTTTCCGTTAGTGTACCATTTCAAATTTTTTTCAGTGATTGCACTACGTCCATACATTGGGTTCGTTTTACCTTTACCTATTCCTAGTCTTTTCTTTGTCGCTGATATTTTATTACCTATTTCTTTTTTTCTTTTCTCAGATCTATTATCCCATACTTCTTTAACTAAATGACTTGTAGATAATCCAAGTCTTGGTTTAAGTGTTCCATTTGCAATTTTTTCTTTTCTGGTTTTTGAAACCTTATTACCTATTGCTTTTCGTTCCGTAGTTGATCTTTTATTCCATATAGTTTTAATAACTGTTGAATCTCCACCATAACCACCAACTGCTAAATTATAAAATTCAGGATTATTAGTAGCATCATAATGAGCTATCCATTTAGCTTCAGCTAAATTTAATTCATTTTTAGTTGCACATTCTTCTAAAATTTCTCTAATAAAATTAGATTTACCGTATCGTTTGATGGCATTTTTTAAATATTTTCCACTACCTAGATATTTTTCTTTATCTATTTTTTCGTGTGAGCATAATCCGATATATTTTTTATTATTAACTTTACAAGTTGTTAGATAAATGAAACCATACATAAAATATCCTCTATATGCACATTATTTAGCACATCTAGAGGATTTTAATAGTTTCATTTTTGTTGTGCCATCGCTGCTTTTAATTTTTCTTGGAACTTAGCCTGTTCATCAGATGTGGGCAATCCAGAACTCTTGTTAGCAGATATCTTGTTAACATTAACTGGAGCATTTGCTGTTTTTGGTTGATTGGGATTATTTGGATTAGCAGTGTGAACATAACCCGTGGTCGTTGGAGTAATCGTACCGCCACTGGCACTTGCTGTTGGTTGTGTTAAATCTGTCATGCCTTGTTGTGCTGGTTGTGCAACAGCTTTCTTGGCTGCACGTGCTTGACGTTGACGGATAGCATTAGGTGTTTGACTCAGACCGCCTCGTTGTCTGCCGCCTGTGTGTGGTTTGGATGCTGGTTGATTACCTTGAGCTTGTTGTCCTTTGCTTAATTCAGCGATCCTAGCATTGACTTTTTGTAACAATGCTTGGCGTTGTTGTGGGTTAAGTCTACTGATATCAGGAAGGTCAGTCGCCGGCTGCGGAGTTGGTTGAACTTTTGGTCGAGCTTTTGGTTGTGGAGTTGGTTGAAGTTTTGGTTGTGGAGTTGGTTGTGTATTAACCGCATCTACACCTTTTTTAATTGCACTTGGTTTTTTAACAGTTGGTTTATCATTAGTTCCTTGAGGATTAGATTTAAATTTATCAAACAATCCCTCTTGGATATTTAGAAATTCGGTGGTTTTCATGCACCAGCACCTCCCATGACCTGTTCTAATTCAGCCTTAAGGGCTTGCAACTGTTCAAGAGTCATGCCGCTGATATCGATATCTTGTTGCTGTGGTTGATCATATAAGCCTTGATTCTTGGCATCGATATATTTGGCAACTTCTCGCTTGATCCATTTAGTCATGCCCACTCTGTCTTCGACATTATCTGGTAGTCCGCCAGCATCAGGTTGTGATTTGCCTCCAGTATACTTGGTAAACCAATCAACAGCATCCTGTGGTCCGATAGGTCTATCTGCTCGTCGAGCAGTGGTCACATATTCTTGCCATTTTTGTAGAGCTTGTGATGTTACATTGTTGATAAGATCTCTTTGTGCGATATCAGCACGTTTACCGGACCAACCAGCCCTAGCACCCTGCATCATGCCGCCTTTGCCGATACCTTTGATAGCACCGCCTATAGCAGATCCAAACTTTTGTAAGCCGGCCCAACCTTGTGGTGTAAAGGCTGCTTCGTCTAAGAATTCACTACTCTTCATCTTTGATTTTCCTAATACCGCGTGAGAATTTACTGGGGTCTTGACCTTTAATAGCGTTTAACAAACGGTTTTCTAATTTGCCAGCAGTTTCAGCATCGTAGTTTTCGCGGATATGTAGGATCAGATTGATAGCGCCATTGATGATATGCGTGGCGCGGGTTTCAAGTAGATTTTCCTTATCTTTATGGATCAGCAGCTCATCTAGCTCTGTGAGTATGCTACGGGTGCGTTTCTGCAAGATTTTACTCCAATTTAGTATATTTATCCAGCTTTAGATATTATTCTGAACTGGATTTAAGACCCGCTAGCATGCTTTTTAATTTACTGCTGTCTACAGTAGCGTTGATCTTAGGAGTGTCTTCTTGTGGATTTACTGTCGAACCTGTTTTAATCTGGCTTAGGATATTGGTTGCGCCTACTCCACGCAAACCACTTTCCTGTGCTTCTTCACCTGGGTCTGTGATACGCAGTGTTTCTAAATCATACTCTAAGTCTACTTTCATACCTACGCCACTTGAACTACGTGTTTTCATAAGTTGTAGTTGATAGCGTCCACGCTCACGCATGGCTCTTGAAGTGAAGATACCAAACACATTATCTGCTGTATTGATCTTTGATAACCCACCCGCGATGTGGCTGTGGTCAAATTCGATTTCTTCTACCGCACCACGATTCAACTGTGACGCTGTGATCATCAATATGTTTAGTTCTTTGGCTAGATTACGCAGTTCTTCTGATACATATTTGTCTTTGACGAACAGGTCATTTGGTGATACTTTAGCACTCACAGGCATGACCAAGTCCAAATAGTCTACCATGATAAAATCTAACTTCTTGCCTGTTTGAATCTGTAATTCTTTAAGATAACTACGTATCTGATTTACGTTTGATTGTGCCGGCATGTATTTGATACGCAGACTACCTGACTTCTTACCAGTCATCTTGACTTTCATTTCTACCGTATCAATTTCTTTGAATACTTCTTTGGTGCTGCAGTTTGCTACCATACTGTCCATACGCATAGCACACAATCCTTCACTCAACTCTAGACTTAGATACACACCGTTAAGTCCTTGTGTGACCCAATTGATACTAATGTTCTGCATGAATAAACTTTTACCTGAACCTGATCCACCTGCAAAGATATTAAGTTCACCGCGGTTCATGCCACCAAACAATCGTTTGTCAAGAGTAGGCCAGCCTGTTGATACCTGTCCGTTATTACTTTTAATCGCCATTAATCTAGCACGGGGATCTTCAAAGTATTCTGTGCCCAAGTCTTTGGTCAAACTTATTTGCACTGCGTCTTTAATAAGTTTTTCTACTGGATCATATTCACCCTTTTCCAGCATGTCTGCGGCTTTAAGGATAGCACGTTCTAGTTCGTTGCGTTTGGTAAAACCTTCAAATTCACTCATAAACCAACTGTAGTGATCTTCTGTTAGGTCTGGTACATGTTTGAGTTCAACTCCTGTAACTGCTAGAACCTGTTCAGCAGTAGGCATGGCTTTATGATCATCTGTGTGAGTTTTGATGAACTTGGCAACATCACGCAACGATCTATCAAAGTTTTCTGGATTATAGATATTAGTTACTCTGGTATAGGCACTAGCGTCCTGTAACATCATTTCTAAAAATAGTTTCTGTAGTTCTGGAGAGTATTCTTTTGTCATATACTATTAATTATACAGTTTCTTTTTCATAAGTTCTATCTTGAGTTTGCTCGACTGTTTACTATCTAAAATAGTTTTCAGCACAAACAGTTTACCATACTTACATACCGCTTCATTGATGTCTTTGCAGGTTTCTAACCATACAGGAAAACTAACCGTCCACCCATATTCTATAGCATTGGCGATCATCTTAGCACCAGCACGATCCTTGTCTGCTACTACTATCACTTCTCTGCCCAATGATTCTATAATGTCTGCCTGTGTTTCATTACACTCATTATTTAATACCGCTACACCATCTACACTCATAGCATCAAACGGTCCTTCACAGACAATAACAAACTTGCTGTCTGGCAGTTGGTTATTCATGTTAAACACAAAGTTTGGTTCATAGTGACTCCAGTATTTTGGTTTAACTCCATCTGTAAATGCTCTTGATGTATAACCAATGGTTTTACCTTGCCAGATACAAGGGATAATCACACGCTGATGCAGGCTGTGTTCTGTTGAATCTGTCCAATAAAAATCATATCGGTCATAGTTCATTTTACGACTGTTGGTATAGTCAATCGCTGAATTTAATAAAGATGGAATATTTTCAAAGTTGTTTAATTCGTAGAATGTAAAAAACTGTTGGAAGCTGACAGCACCTTCTGGTAAGTCACGAGCTTTGAACTCAATCCGTTCTTCTTCAGCTTCAGCTTTTACAGCTTCTGGTGCTACCAACTCACGGACACGGATGGCTTCAATTACCAATCGTTTGATGTCTGTGTCATCTGCACCTAACCATTTTAACAGTTTACGGAATTTGAATGTTAAATGTCTGCCTGGTTGGTATGATGCTTTGAAGTTACAGTTAAAACAATGATAGCTGACTGATCCATCTGCGTTAGCAGTCAACCCACCGCGACCACGTGTATCTGCACTTTCACCATTATGATGGCAACAGGGTGCATTAAAGCTGGTCCAACCACTGGGAGTGGTCTTCTTCTTAGCTGGTAAGATTGATCTTATAAAGTCGCTTATGATATTCAGCATATATTACATTATACACTGAACTTTTGGTTAGATCAACCTATATGCCAAACCTTGAACGCAATGCCTGATAGTTTTGATTGATCTGAGTATTACCAAAGGCAGTGTTGTAGATACGGACCGTAGCCAAACGTCCGCCCCAATAATCACCAAGATCCCAACGCCGCATCAACACAATACCAGCTTGTGAACTGGTAGATGA